GGAAGCGGCCGGCGAAGACTTGGAAACGTTCATGCGTCGCAACTTCGGACAGTCCGAAGAGGTCGAGGCCGAGCCCGTCCTCACCGAGCCCGTCCTCACCGCGGTCGTCGGCGTCGGCGACGAGGTGAAGGGCGAGGCAAAGGCGGCCGCGCTGACCACAGTGGCCGATGCGCTCAAAGCCCTCGACCCGGAGAACGAGACGCACTGGACTGCTCGTGGCGTTCCCTCCGTTGATGCCGTCTCGGCCCTGCTGGCACGCGGCGTGACCCGCAGTGAGATTGAAGCCGTGGCACCCGATCTGACCCGCACAGTCGCTCGCGCAAAGTGAGGAACAAGGCATGGCGTTTGTAGTCCAAGGAGACGTCCCGGTCACGTCGGCAAACGCCTATGTCGACGTCCCGTACTTCGTCTCGTACCACACGGATAGGGGGACTGACGTGTCTTCCCATTCAGAGGTCGACATGAAGTTCGCAATCGTGCGAGCCACTCAGTACCTCGACATGCGCTTCGAGTACGTCGGGGAGCGCGTCCTGAGCAACCAAGAGCTCGAGTGGCCCCGTCAGTTTGCCTACGACGATCGGGGCAACAGCGTGGCCGGTCTCCCAGTAGCAGTCAAGTGGGCTGTTTGCGAGTACGCCCTCCGGGCTCTGACCGCTGAGCTCATGGCCGATCCTGCTCAAGCTGATGACAGCGGGCGATCGGTCAAGGTTCGTGAGGCAGCCGTGGGACCGATTGTGGAGAAAATCGAATACGAGCGCGGAGCAATCTACTCCATGCCTGACTATCCAATTGCTGATCGCATGCTTGTTGCGCGGGGTCTGGTGTCGAGTGGCGCGGTCGGAGGCTCAAAGTCTGGCCTGATGGTCGGCACGCTGTCAAGGGGTTGAGCCATGACCGAGTACGCGTCTCCCGTGGCTCTGGCCGCGCGGCTCATCAAGAAGAAGGGCCGCAGTGGGGTGTCCGTCTATCGCCCAACGCCCAACGGAGTGTCTGATCCCAATCGCCCGTGGAAGCTCGACGTTTCAGTAACTGACCTGCTGCTTGCCTCGGGCTTGCACGCAGTGTTTCTGGATCAGCGTCAGATACGTGGTGACATGGGACAGCAGGCGCTTGACCTGTCCATGCGTTCGCTTGTCTACATGCCTGACTCGTTGATGCCAGGAGCTACCGCGGCGGGATACTTCATTCCCTCCGAACTACTTGGGCAAACTCTCGAGGTCGGAGACCTCGTAGTCACTGCGGGCCATCGGTACTACGTCCTACGCTGCGATCCGCTCCAACCTGGGGACGAGATTGTGCTCTACATTGCCCACTTGAAAGAATGACATGAATGCCCTTGAGCTCATTTTGCTGCTACTTATAGGACCCTGGTTCCTACTCGCAATTGCGGTGCTGATTGCTCTTTGCTTAAAGGATACTTGGCCATGACTCCGGAAGACGCTCGCGACTATATCCTGGATCGCTTCCGTGCTGTCTGGATTGCGGGCACTCCGGCCGTGAACTCAAACGTAGTCCCGGAGGTCGAATACCAAAACGTCGACCCAAAAGAGTCTTCACTCGCCGACGGGAACAAGGCCTGGGCCCGCATCACCGTTCGCCACGCGAGCGGCGAACAGCGCAGCCTCGGCGAGCCCGGCTCCCGTGTGTTTACCCGCCACGGCGTAGTGACTGTGCAGGTATTTGTGCCGAGCGGCAAGCAAGGGCTCGGTCTGGTCGACCGGCTCGGCAATGTGGCTTTGAGCGCGTTCGAGGGCGAAGAGACGTCTGCTGGTAACGTCTGGTTCCGCAACGCGGCATACCGTGAGGCAGGCGTAGACAACGCATGGTTCCAGTCAAACGTTACGGCCGAGTTTGAGTACGACACCGTGAAATGAAATCCTTCGGAGGTTAATGAGCAATGCCGATCATAGTTCCCAGCAACGGCACCGGGCTGTCAATCGCTGAGGAGGTGATCGGCACGCCCGGCACCCTCCCGGGCACGCCGGTGTGGATTCCCCTCGAACCGAACAGCTACTCCGAGTTTGGTGGCCAAACGTCGTTGACGCCACGCAAGCCGATCACAAGCTCGCGTCAGATCAAGAAGGGCGTCGTGACTGACCTCGACGCCGTCGGCGGCTTCTCGACCGACTTTGTGACTGAGTCCCTGTCACGTCTGTTCCAAGGCTTCTTCTTTGCCGACTGGCGATACAAAGCCAACCTGACCCCGAGCGCCGTGTCAGCTACGCAGTACACAGTGGCCTCCGGAGGTGCAGGCTTCCTGGTCAACTCGCTCCTGTTTGCCGACGGCTTTGCAGTCGCTGGCAACAACGGCCTGAAGCTCGTCACCGCCTCTACGGCCACGACCGTCTCGGCTGCCGGCTTGGCCGTCGAAGCCTCACCGGCCAACGACGTCATCACTCGCGTCGGGCATCAAGGCGCCCTGGCCGATCTGGCCCTGACCGTGGTGTCCGCGGTGCCTCAGCTGAACTCCACGGCTCTGAACTTCACGACGCTGGGTCTGATACCCGGCGAATGGATTTGGATCGGCGGCGACACGGCCATTACCCAGTTTGCTATTGCGGCCAACAACGGGTTCTACCGCGTCAAGACCGTTGCTGCCCACGCGATTGTGTTCGATCGCTGGCCGAGCACGACCGTGGCCGACCCCGGGACTGGCAAGACTATCCAGCTGTTCTTTGGGCACGTCATCAAGAACGAGGCCTCGCCAAACCTGCAAAAGCTGCGCACCTACCACCTTGAGCGTCAGCTCACCCCCTCGTCTTGGGAATACGTGAAGGGGGCTGCTCCCAGCACGTTGGTCTTCGACATCAAAAAGACCGAGAAGATCACGCTCGACCTGACCTTCGTCGCGTTGACCACGGAACGGACCGCAGTCGTCAAGACCGGCACCCGTGAAGTACTGCCCGTGCAGTCCGCGTTTAACGCGTCTTCCAACTTCAAGCGGCTGCGCTTTAACAACGACACGACGGGTGCGAGCGTGGCTACCTACGTTGAAGAGTTGAAGCTGACCGTAGACAATGGGATCGAGACAGTCAAGGCCGTCTCGGCCCTGGGTGGCATCGACATCAACTACGGCGACTTTATGGTGATGGGCAACATTGAGGCGTTCTTCGCATCGGCTGCGGCAGTCGAAGCCGTGAACAACAACGACGACTGCTCGCTCGACTTCGGCCTTGTGATCCGTTCGGGCCCGCAGCGTCTGCCCGTCGGCTACCTGTTTGACGTGCCCCTCATGGCCCTCGGCGACGGACGCATCAAGGTCGAGAAGGACAAGCCCGTCATGTTGCCCTTGACCTACGACGCGGCCGCAAGTGACACGTTCAACCACACCCTGCTGGCGATGGACTTCTCGTACCTGCCACTGGCAGCCCTGATCTGAGCCTACTGAGGGTGACAGCCGCTGAGGCCCCATGACAGAGTCTTGTCATGGGGTCTTTCCCATCCACGCAACCAGGAGCAACCGATGACCAAAAAGAGGTTCACCAACCCCTTCGACATGTTCGAGACCGACAAGTCCAGCGAGGCTGACGGCATCGTCCTCAACTACAGCGACGTGTTCTGGATCAAAGTCGCAAGGGCCGGGGGGTCGAACGACCACTACAAGCGCATCCTGACGGAGAAGCTGAAGCCCTTCCGTCGGGCCATCCAAACCGACACAATCGACGAGGCCGCGTCGTCCCGCATCATGCGCGAGGCCGCAGCGGAGGGCCTCGTGTTGGACTGGGGTACTGGGGTCTATCCGAACGGGCGCGGAGCAATCCCCGGCCGGAACGGCGAACCGATCGCCTTCACGACCGAGAACGTCGTGCAGCTGTTCGAGGCGCTGCCGGACCTGTTCAGCGACGTCTATGAACAGGCGAGCAAGGCCTCCTCTTTCCGGGCGATGGAGCTGGAAGCCGACGCAAAAAACTCCAAGAAGTCCTAGAGTATTCGCTCGCTCTAGGACCCCTCGAAAAGGGACTGATAGAAGCAGCAGTCAGGCGGCGCCAGCCGTTGCCTGACGCGGTAGCGGGGGCTCCGCAGATGCTGTGGGGCCTCGAGGCCTACTACGAAGCCTTCGCGGAGCTTAGCACCGACCGCCAGTCGGGTACGTCGATAGGCCCCATACCATGGTCGTCGATCGACCGCTACGCCAGTCGCTACGGCATAGAGGACGACGCCTTCGAGTACCTAATCCGCATGGTGAGGGCGCTCGACGACGCGTTCCTTGCGTATTGTAGGAAGAAGGCACCCGAGGGAGGCACAGACGATGGCCGGACTTCCAGAGTTCAACCGGAAGATTAGGCTCTACGCCAGCCAAGTAGGGGACATCGGAGACGCCGCCGCGAAAGCGGCGTCTCGCGAAGTCCTCTTCAACCTCGTCCGAGCGACGCCAGTCGATCAGGGCATCGCCATATCCAACTGGCAAGTGGGCATCGGCTCCGCCCCCTCAGGGGAGATACCGGCGTACAGCTACGGCGACAAGGGCTCGACGGCCACGGCAAACAGGGCGGCTGCGCTGACTGCAGGCATGGCTCAGATAAAGGGCTACAAGTCCGGTGAGGGTAGGGCAATCCACATCGTGAACAACGCCAAGCACATTGGCGAGCTCAACAGGGGCCGCTCGAAGCAAGCCCCAGCTGACTTCATTCAGACGGCGGTGTTGGCCGGTCGCCGGGCAGTGCAGAACCTTCGTGTAAGCTTCAAGTAGACACGGAGACTCTGCCATGGCCGAGGAACGGATAGACATCGTTGTGACCCAACGTGGGGCACGCGAGGTCAAACGCGACCTCGAGGGCATAGGGGCCGGGGCCACGTCGAGCATAACCAACCTCGATCGTCTCAAAAACTCCCTGCAGCAACTAGGTGGAGCTATAGCTCTTGGCACGGGACCGACGGACCTACTCCGCAACGCGGTGTCCAAGCTCGGCATCAACGCAGACCTAGGCGCCCGTGGCCTGCTCCGCATGACAACTGCTCTAGGGTCCGTGCAGTCGTCCATGGACGCTGCTTGGGGCGTGACGGTCCGTCTCGGCTCCGCCGTTACGGACCTTTCCCTGACTGCGTCCGGCGGAGCAGGCCTTCCGGCCCTGGCAAACGCAGCTTCCTCAGCCGTAGGTCCGGTCACCGCCGTGGGCACTGCGCTTGCCGTAGTCTCTCGGAACAGTCAGGCCTTAGTTCCGCACCTCAACTCGGTCCGAACGTCTCTCGATCAGCTACGCTCGTCCGGGGGAGGCGCTCAGCGCACGTTCTTCGACGCCGCCGCGTCTGCCCGGGACATCACCCCGAAAATGATCGGTGCGGGACAAGCGGCCCGTGGAGCCGGCAACGGCTTCGCTGCCGCTGGCAACGGTGCCGGAGGGGCGATACCCCCCATTAACAACCTCGGAGGCGCGCTGAACGGGGCTGGAGGCGCGGCCAACAGGGCTCGCATCTCCTTCTTCTCGCTGTGGCGAGTGCTACTCGCATACACGGTCATCCGCCAAGCTACCTCCGCGGTTACGGCCTCGATCGACTCTTGGATCATGCTGAGCAACAAGCTGAGGCAGGTCTCGACCGACAGCGAGAACCTCGTCGAAACACAGGAGGCCGTCTACGACTCCGCACAGCGTACGCGTTCGGGCATGGAAGACATAACCACGCTCTACACGCGCATGACCATGGCCACCGAGAGGCTTGGTCTCTCGCAGAAAGAGGTCATGGACATAACCGAGACCGTGGCCATGGCCATGAAGCTAAACGGCGGCTCCGTGCAGGAGACCGCTTCAGCGATGCGTCAGCTGTCACAGGCCTTCAACAAGGGCAAGCTCGACGGCGACGAGTTCCGTTCCATCATGGAAAATGCCCCACAACTCCAGAAGCTTTTCGCCGACTCGCTGCGTGTCACCACGGGACAGCTCATGCAGATGGCCTCGGACGGCAAGCTCTCAACCGAGCTGCTCGTGAAGGCCCTCCAGGACGGCGGACAGGCAATACGGGAAGACTTCGGCAACTCCCTGCCAACAGTAAGCGAGGGGATGCTGTACCTCAACAACGCGTTTACCAAGTTTGTCGGTCAGCTGAACGAAGCCACCGGGTTCAGCAAGGGCCTGTACGAAACGCTCAGGTTCCTCGGAGACAATCTAGCGCTCCTGATTACGCCGCTCGCAGCACTGGCGGCCCTCCTAGCCGTCGCCTTTGGTGGGCCCATAATAGCAGCCGTGGTCGGTTTTGTGGGTGCCATAGTCGCTGCGGCCGGACCCGTTGGCCTGCTTGTTGCGGGGATTACGGGGCTTGCAAGCTCGTTCCTGCTCGCCGGGACAAACAGCGGAACACTCACGACGGCCATGTCCCTCCTCAGCTCCGTGCTTGTAGTCCTGGCAGTAACCCGCCTACCTGCTCTGGCTTTGACGCTCGGTTCACTCGTGGCTGGCTTTGTGGCGACTTCCGCTGCGGCCATAACCGCTGCGGGCGGAGTCGGGGTGCTTGGCGCCGTGGTTGCGTTCCTCGGCGGTCCGGTGGGCATTGCCGTGGGCGCAGCGGCAGCGTTGCTCCTCTTTGCTACAAACGCTCAGGCGGTCGAGGCACCGACCTACAACGCGGCTCAGGGCACTTCGGCCCTCAACGCGGCTTTGAGAGAGTTCTACACCACGGGGGCGCCTGCTGCCGGTCAGTCGGCCATTGCCCTCGCAAACAACAACAGGGCACTGGCCTCGTCCGCCTTCGAGGCGGCCGGAGCCCAGCTGGCCCTAGCCGAGGCCACGCTGCAGAGCACTTTCCAGCAGCGTCGAGCCGCTGGAATTGCAGCCCGTGACGTCGCGGCCCTCGACGTGTTGAAGGCCAGGTCGAAACTCAACGACGCCGGCGACGCGCTCGAGCAGAGCAACGCTGACGCCAAAAGGGCCGCAAACGCTATCACTGGCTCTATGTACACGCTCCCGATTGTGTCAACCAAGGAGTTCACTCCGGCGGGCAGGTCCAACTTCCCAATGCCGGAAATAAGCGTGCCAGATATAGGAGAGGTATACCGCGGTGGCGGAGGCGGAGGCGGAGGCGGAGGCGGAGGCGGAGGCGGGGGCTACGCTCAACGCAACCTCGAGGAGGCTGACTCGTTGGCTAAACTACGGGCCGAGATGGATAAGGAGGCAGCCTCGCTGCGTCTCAGCAATAAAGAAAGAGCCCTGCAAGAGGACCTGCTTGGCAAGGTCGACCGGCTGAAACGGGCCGGGATAACGCTGTCGCCGATAGAGACCTCACAGCTCGATGCGAGCATAAGGAAGCTCGCCGAGCTGCGCGAGCAGGCGGAGCTGTTCGACAGCGTCATGGAAAGGACGATGAAGGGGGCAGAGGACGCCTTCATGAGCTTTGTAAACACGGGCAAAGTCGACTTCCGTGCCATGATAACCTCCATGATTGCAGACGTAGCAAGACTGGCCGCGCAACAATTCCTGATAAAGCCGCTCGGCGACATGCTCAGCGGTCTGATGAAAGGAGGCCTCGGTGGCGGTGCGGGCGAAGGCTTCGGGTCGTCGCTACTCAAGGGAGCCCTGTCTTTCCTAGGCGGCGGAAAGTCTTTTGCCACAGGCGGCAGCTTTACGGTCGGCGGAAGCGGGGGCGTAGACAGCCAGCTGGTCCAGCTGAGGGCTTCTCCCGGTGAACGGGTCACGGTCCAGAGACCAAACCAAAGCAATGGCGGAGAGCGGACTCAGATCGTGTTCAATATACAGACACCCGATCTGCAGTCTTTTAAAGCCTCCGAGAGCCAGATAGCCGCCCGCATGGCCCGATTGGCTTCCAAAGGTCAAAGAAACATGTGAGGAACCCCAATGGCCAGCTTCCACGAGGTACGCTTTCCAGACGACATAGCCAAAGGATCCTCGGGTGGCCCCGAGAGAGTGACGGACATAGTCGAACTTGTCTCTGGCTTCGAAGAACGGAACGCGGCCATGGCCAACTCGAAGAGGACGTACGACGCTGGACTCGGCCTCCGTAACGTGAACGACCTGCACGACGTCATAGAGTTCTGGGAAGCTCGCTTCGGCCAGCTCTACGGCTTCCGCTGGAAGGACTGGGCAGACTACAAGTCATGCAAGACCGCCAACTTCCCGGCCTTCACTGACCAAGTCATAGGCACGGGCAACGGCACGAAGACCCAGTTCCAACTCGTAAAGAGCTATGTCAGCGGGGGCTACGGATACTCCCGCACCATAAGGAAGCCCGTGTCTGGTTCGGTGCTTGTCGGAAAAGCTGGGGTGTTGACCACCTCGGGCTGGACGGTCGACAGCACGACCGGCGTGGTCACCTTCAGCGTCGCGCCTACGGTCGGTCAGTCGATAACTGCGGGCTTTGAGTTCGACGTGCCGGTAAGGTTCGACACTCCCAAGCTGATGGTCTCGATAGAAGCTTTCAACCACGGGTCGGTACCAGACATAGGAATACGGGAGATACGCGTTTGAAAAGTCTGTCCACGGCCCTGCAGGCCCACCTAAGCAGTGGCGTCACCACGATGTGCCACTGTTGGCGAGTAACTCGCTCAGACGGCGTGAGGCAGGGCTTCACAAGCCACGACGAGGATATTACCTTCGACGGGACGACCTTCATCGCGAGTTCAGGCTTCACCGCAACGCAGGTGAATAAGACCCTAGGCCTAGCGGCAGACAACCTAGAAGTGAAGGGAGCCCTCTCGAGCGCGTCCATAAACGACGACGACCTTGCGGCAGGTAAATACGACGACGCCTACGTGGAGCTCTTCTGGGTGAACTGGAACGATCACGCAAACGCCGACATGCGCACACTTGTAATGACCGGTTACACGGGAGAAGCCAAGCGCACGGGGACAGCCTTTCAAGCAGAGT